TAACGAAGAATGGCGAAACAGCAAGCGCCTACACTGAACTGTTTGAATGAGGTGTGGGTCAATCCCTACGCATGGGATAGCCTACCTCTCGTCAAAGAGTCAAAGTCGGCGAGGGCGCTATCACGGGAGCTTGGTTTCTCGTATGACGGTGCTGTAAATCAGTTCCGAAGTGGGTACCGTGCCGTAAATGCACACCTGGTTCTGGCGCTGGTGAAAAAGAAAGTCCGGGTGAACGTCGTCATGATAGACCCCGGCACAGAAGATAAGGTCAAGGCGAAATTGAAACGCTCGAAGGCCGTCTTCTACGCAATCAAAAACAAGTAACAACTGAAATAACTGTAAGGAACTATTGTGAGTATTACTATTGGTGAAGTCCGTTTCTCTTTCGTCAGTCTTGCCGAGGCTAAGGACTTGTCAGACCGTAAGAATCCGAAGTACGCAACGCTTGAAGAGCTGCGGGAAATGCCAGCGGATGAAGCGGCTAAGTACAAGTTCTCCGTGAACCTCATTGTGCCGAAGAATGCAACCGTCGGTAAGACTGGTGAGAAGGTTCTCGACCGTATGCAGAAGGCCGTAAACGATGCTGTGGACTTCGCGGTATCTGGTAAAGGTAAGGTAAAACTCCCCGCTGAATACGCACCTACGCTCAAGAAGTTGTGGGCTGACTCCGGCGAGATGTTGGTTGTCACGAAGAACAAGCTCAAGACTGTGGTACGTGACGGCGATACCGACGACCGTAGCACCGACAAGGAATACCTAGCCGGGGCTATCAACTTCACCGCAGACCAGTACGCGGTTCGCCGTAAGACTGTTACGCCGGTGAAGACTCTCGCACCTGGTGCTGGCGTGCCGGTAGAGATTGACCCCTCCGAAGTGTACTCAGGCTGCTACGGCTACGCTGTGGTGACTCCGTACATCTACGAGTACGAAGGTACGTTCGGCCTCAAGTTCTTTGTTGAGTCCGTACTCAAGACCCGTGACGGAGAACGCCTGGATGGAACGGTATCTGCACAGGCTGCTTACGGCGACATTCTCGAAGCCTACGCTGAGGACGCATCAGCTGCTTTCGGCGAGGTTCCCGAAGGTGGTACTGAGGATACCGAAGCTATCTTCGGCTAAAGAAGAGTAAGTAAAACCCCGGCCAGGTGTAATGCCTTGCCGGGGTTTTCTGAAATTCCCAATTCTGAAATACCCGAATTTGGAACCGGAGAAAACGATGCCAAAACTATTATATATCGACTTTGAAACTTTTTCTGACGTGCCGCTGGGGAGTCGCGGCGCGTACATCTACATGCGCGGCGCGTTCTGGGAGCCTTTGATGTGTGCGTATCGGTGGGCGGGTGAAGAGAAAACCACCTTGCTTGTCGGGTATGACGCTATTGTCACTTTCGTTCGCGCGGCGCATGCTGACAAAGAGGTCACGTTCGTGGCTCATAACGCGAACTTCGAGCGGAATGTTATCTCAACTATCTGTCGTTACCCCTACGGCTCTTACGTGCCGCCTGAGAGGTTTATAGACACTATGGCTATGTGTACCTCCCTTGGGTTCCCTGCGTCGCTTGAGCAAGCCGCTATCGCCCTTGGAGTGGAAGAAAAAGACTCGGCTGGTACTCGTCTTATCAACATGTTCTGCCAGCCGAATAAGAAGGGTGAATGGTGCACGCCGGAATCACACCCTGAGGATTGGAAACGTTTCGGCGATTACGCGGTGCAGGATGTAGACACGATGGTGCAGATTCACCAAACGCTAGAGGAACGGTTCGGCGGCTTCCCCGAGGGTGAGCGCGAGGTGTGGAACGCAGACCAACGCATCAATGACCGTGGCATTCTTGCCGATGTTGAGCTGGCCGCTCAGTGTGTGAAGCTCTGCGAAACTATCAAGACCGACACGCTAGCTGATATGGCTGCTATTGCAGGTATTGAGAACGCGAACTCACAGAAGCAATTATTAGAGTGGTTGGTATCTCAGTTGGAACCTGCTGGGGTTATCGAACGGCATGGTGAAGAATATGTGTACGTCGAGGATGGAGAGTTGTTCAAGTCTATCGACAAGGCGGCGGTGCAGAAGATACTCACCTTGCCGGGAGTACCACCGCTCGTAAAGAACGTACTTGACCTGCGCACGAATACGAATGCCGCTTCGGTAGCTAAGTTCAACGCCTACCTACGGCTTGCAGACCCTCTGCAACACCGAGTACGCGGTGCGATGCAGTTCTTCGGTGCGCACACCGGGCGGTGGGCTGGCCGGGGGGTTCAGTTCCAGAACTTACCAAAAGCATCTGCCGGCGGCGAGGAAGAGACTAATGCTCTGGTGGCGCGTGCGATGGATGGGGACGATACGCTCACGCTTGAGGACATGAAACCTCTTATCCGTGCGTGTGTCATTGCACCAGAGGGTAAGAACCTGACCGTGTGTGACTACTCGGCGATTGAGGCGCGTGTTATTGCTTGGCTTGCCGGTGAAGAGTGGGTGCTCGATGCGTTCCGGGCAGGCCGGGATATTTACATTGAGACCGCATCTCGTATGTTCCACGTTTCCTATGAAGAGGCGCGTGCACTGAGGCAAAAAGGTAAGGTAGCTGTGCTGGCGCTGGGGTACAACGGCGGAGTGGGCGCGCTACGCAAGATGGGTGGTGAAGGTACGGACGAAGAGCTACAGGAACTCGTCTATGCCTGGCGTAACGCCAACCCGAACATTGCGCGGTTCTGGAAAGAGTTAGAGGGCGCGTTCCGCAAAGGCTATGGCAAGGTGGGGCAGTTCATCACTGTGCAGGCCGGGCGTAACGGTTCGCGGCGTATCGTCTTGCCGAGTGGGCGCGCGGTGTACTATCACAAGGTTCACACCAGGCCGATGTTGAAGTTCGGGAAGACGCTAGACATCCTGCACTTCTACAACCCGAAGGCTAAGAAGCCCAAGGTTATGCGCCCCGGCCAGGTATTCGACCCATACCTGAGCACCTATGGCGGCAAGCTCACTGAGAACATTACTCAAGCCGTGGCACGAGATGTTCTTGCTCATGCTTTGGTGAACTTAGAGAAGCACGGAGCAGAGGTTGTAGCGCACGTGCACGACGAGGTTATCTGTCAGTCCGGCATGCCGGTAGAGCGGGTAGCAGAGCTGATGGGGGCGGGCGGTTCTGAGTTTGCCCCAGCGTGGTCTGAGGGTCTGCCTCTGGCCGCCGAAGGATATAACTGTTCCCGATACCGTAAAGAGTGATACAAACCACCACGTAATTATCGCGGTGGCGCTTGATTTACTGAGCGCCACCGCGTATATTTATATGTACCGAGAGAAAGGAAACCTGATGAGTGTTTACGACGGTTTCATAGGTTGGTGCAACCGACAAGCTGAGGCTAATCAGCAAACCAACCTGCAACAGATGGTCTACGAGCAATCACAGCTTATTCAACAATTGGTTCAAGAGGTGCATGGTCTTCGTGAAGACCTCCGCCACGAAAGGATTGAACGTCGTGGCATTTAAATTACCAAAAACTCCGTTGAAGTACGTCTTGCCGGGGGTTCTCGGGTTTATTACGCTTCCAGATGGAAGCAAAAGCGTTCACGACACCCTTCAATTACACCCTGCTACGTGGCTGTCGGATGCGGTGGCAGACAATGACTTAGAGCTGCAAGAACGTGTAAAAAACTTCCGTCTAAACTACCGGCACGGTACGTATTTCCATCTTCAATTGGAGGATGTTTACCAAGCGGTTCAGTATGTCGGAGACCTACCACATACTTACAAACCTCTCTATGTATCCCGGCTCGATGTTATGGCCTTACTACGCAGGATTGAGAGCTTGCACCCTGAGGGTAGTGTAATTCGAGAGAGCGCACTAAAAATGGCATCGAGGGTAGAGGGTCTTCCTGTTGAACTGTACAAAGACGACCCGATACTAGTGAACGCATATCTTGACAGCAATTTGTATGTAGACCCTGAGCTTCCCGTCAAAGGCGGACGCTCTTATGAAGCTCGCGTAGAGCTGCAGAACTTACTCACCGCAGAAGTGATTGGAGACACTTATGACTACCACGCCTAAACACTACAAGCCGAGGGGTGGCGTAGACCCTACCGCCGTCGTTGATGATATTGGCTTCTGGGCACGTCTTGCGTTCAAGTACATCTGGCGCGCCCAGATGAAAGACGGCATCCGAGACATTGATAAGGCTCTGGATACCATAGAACGCATCTACAAAGTCGAGCCGGAGTGGTTCTTGCCGCGTACTCGCAAGACCGACATAGGCGTGAAAGGTAATCAAGACCTGCACCGCTGTGCGTATCCCAGTGCTTTCTCGCCGTTGGCTCGTGACCGAGCGCTGACGTTCTACGCACGGATAATGCTGGGTGAGACGAGGATAATCGAGCGCCGTGCCGGTAACGTGCTCGGTGTTGCCACCCCGGAACGTTTGAGTAAGTACATCTACGTTACTCTGCAAGAACTGCTGAAGTCTTACCGTTCGGAAATTCTAGTATTGGAAGAAGCAAAGAACATGAAAGGGTTTGCTCTCGATGTCTAGGCCCTACAAAACCGTGAAAGATTACTCGAAGGCTATCGGTGTGCTACCCCCCGTGGTACTCTTCAAACTCGACTTGTGGTCGGAAACTTTATCGTTTTCTGATGTTTACAGTGCTCTACCACAATCCTTGCGAACAAGGATTGGAGAGGAACGTAAGTTTATCAAAGAGAAATGGAAAGAGTTCTTCCAG